CTAAAGCTCTACAGCATTATAACTCAACAGCTCTACAGTATAACAGCTCTATACACTAAAGCTCTACAGTATAATAGCTCTAAAGCTCTATAACCTAACAATATAATATTTCTTATTATTATCCGCCCTCTACACCAAATCAAGGCCAAGTTGGCGGTTTTTTTGTGATAATGGTGTAGAGCATCTGCGGTCCCTAAGGAGCAAACTATATATGGGAAGTAAAAGTCCTAAAGGACATGTAAAACGTACAATAATCACTCCAGAAAACTCTGTGGGCTACATTACCCCACCTACCACGGAGCAATTACTCAATGAATTAAAGAACTTAATGTCATATTCCTTGATAAAGGCTAGGGATTCTAGCATAAAAGCCAAGGATCTCGCTATTATAGTGGGACACTTGACGAGAAGTCTTAGCAATATTGTATCTTTAGAAAAGCTTAATGAGTTGAGGGACATGGACCTTACCAAGATGGATGATCGGGAAATCAAGCAATATGCAGAAAGGCTTATAACAAGTCTTACAAATTAAAGGAGGAGCCATGCCAAAAGCGCCAATTTGTGATTGTTGGGAAGCGGCCCTGAGATATACAATGTTTAATGCTGCTTTGGAAAAGTTTATAACCGATGCCGTTGCGGCAGGATATGATAGGCAAGATATAATAGATTTCGCTGAGAGCGTATCTACAAAGAAAGGGTTTGTCATTAGCGCCACAAACCAAGACGTCCTGAACGCAATGGCAGGAGATTAAAAGAGAAATAATGGAACGAAAATACATCCATCCTTGGTATGTAAAACTATGGGCTGGCAGACATTTTTTAAGAGTACCCATAATTGCTATTAAAATAAAAATCGTTGGAATTTTTAAGGACAAGGCGCTGCAGGGTGGTTGCTGGCGAATTGCAAAGGAAATCATTGGAGTCACATATGATGAGCTGCTATATGATCAAGAAGTAGTGCGCATTGAAGAAATAAAAAGTTTTCGTGGTGTTACGAGGAAAGAGGACAAAAAACGACAGGCCGCTATTTTAAATAAGTATCAAAATAAGAGGCGACAACAAAGCCGCAAGCTGTTCTTATAGGAATGATAGAACGAAGGAGAAATAATGGAACAAGAGACAAGACATGAAGGAGTTGTAGTATTCTTTAACGACAAGAGAGGCTGGGGATTTATAGATTGCCCAGATTTTGATAAAGATGTATTTTGCCATTGGAAGCATATAGTGGCAGAAGGCTTTAAGACTCTACAAAAAGATGACAAGGTATCTTTTACTATCGGACAAAATGATAATGGCAGGATAGCTTGTGATATTAAAGTGCTAGAAAAGGCTATACAGCAATGAACGAATTTAGAGATCCAGATGGCACGATGTCCATATGTTTCTCTGACATGTGGGAGCTGGAAAATTTATTAGAAACTCTATATCTACAGAAGCTAACGGAAAAGCTTAAAGTATATTATGAAGAGGTAGGCATTGAAATGTTTGAGTTTTCCGATGGCTATCATCCCATGATTACGATATACAATTGGCCTGTAGAGCTTGATACTGTAGATGAGCTACTCTTAAGGTTGCCAAGGGAAGCATATATAGCAGAAACATTTATAGATGAAGATTTATTGAGAGAGATGGAGTATAAGGAAGACTTTTATGAGGAAATAGATTATGACCAATACGGATATCAAGATTGAGACCAATGTAGAGACGGATGATGGCAAGATAGACATGAGCCACGCTATCATTGAACTATTAAGACCAATATATGAGCGCTACGGCAAAGATCGCTATGATAATATTAAGGATTTTGTTGATGAGGGCTTCTGGCTACAAGGCGGCAGGATTGATATAGGATTTCCTAATTGGTTAAAAGTCCGAATGTTAGAGCCAGATACAACAGATGCCGCAGAAATCCCAGAGCTAGTAGATGAAAGCTCTCATGAGATATTTAAACCAGATGAAGAGGAATAATGTCATATGACCTAGAGATAGAGATTAGAAGCCCACAGCCAAGCGATAGACAATATCTCTTCAACTCTTGGCTCACATCTCTTAGGTTTAATAAGCCATTTAATTCATTAGAGAAGTATTGGTATTTCGCTGCAGGGACCGCGCTGTTGTCCCGTATATTATTTGATAGCCAAATGCTGGTGGGGTCGAACCCCTCCAACAGCGATCAGATATTCGGCTATGTCGTTTTCAATAGAGATAATAGAGCTTTACATTTCATATATGTAAAGAAGAATTTTCGCAGGGCTAAGATAGCCACGAGGCTAATGGAAGCGGCATTTGAGAACTTTGACGAGCCTATATTGTATACCACGAAAACTACCGCTATTGTCCATTATGAAAAGCGGTGGAATCTAGAATATGGACCTCATTTATTAGGAGAAATGACGAAGGAGCAGGAACATTGAAAATAAAAAGCATGAGGGTAAGGGACGTGGTGTTTAGCCATGAAGGAAACAACCACATTTATAATAAGGGAAACATAACTCTTAAAGAATCTAAGAATGGCGTTCTAATGCATAATGCTGTCAGGAAGCTAAATGTTTTCGTGCCAATGCACAATATTCTATGGATAGTGTATGATGAGATAGAGCCAAAGAGGCCTGGAAGGCCGAAGAAAGATGAGGGATGATCTATATTCTGTTATAGCTGAGCTTGAACGACGCATTGCTCCAAGACGCAAAGCCAGACAAATATATAGCTCTTTATTTGAAGAGCAGAAAGATGTTGCAGAGTGTGAAGAACGTAAAGTAGCTATATTAACGTCCAGAAGGGCTGGGAAATCATGGACCATTTGTTGTATAATGGTGATGCAATGCCTAATATTCCCAAACAGCCGTTGTCTATATCTGGCCCTAACCAGAGAAAACATAAAACGTATAGCTTGGGAAATATTGCAGAAGCTAGACAAGGAATATGAGCTAAACATCACGTTTAATAAGGTTTCTCTAACCGCTGTGTTTTCAAACGGAAGCTCTATAGAATGTGGCGGGGCTAAGGGGACTCAAGAAGAGGCAGAACGATATTTGGGTGCAGCATTCAATATAGTTGCTATAGATGAGGCTGGTTCTTTCTCTTTTCCGCTCCTTAAATATTTAATAGATAGCGTGTTGATACCGACGCTGATCGATGCTCGTCCCCAAGGCAAACTATACCTCACAGGAACGCCCAGAAGCGTTATGAAGGGCATCTTTTATGATGCCACTACAAAAGATATCCCTGGATGGAGTAGATTTGCATGGAACACGAGCAGAAACCCATATACTTCTAGGCAATATCTCGAGGAAATACAAGAGCTTAAAGCTATTAATCCTCATGTTGAAGAGGACCCTTGGTTTAAGCGAGAGTATCTTGGTCAGTGGGCGGTAGAAGAAACGGAGCTAGTATATAGATTTAATCCAAATATCAATGTAATAAATGAGTTACCGAAGCAAATTTCTATTAATAATTATGCTTATATAGCAGGGGTAGATATCGGCTGGAACGACGATTGTGCTTTTGTTGTTGGCTGTTACATAAAGAATGATCCTAATTTTTATATTATAGATTGTTTCAAAAAGCCCCAAATGCTTCCAGACGCTATAGCTTCCCAGCTGCAGCATTATACTAAAGAATACGGAGAATATATTTATATCGTTGCCGATACCGGTGGCGGAGGCTCAAAAACCATAACCCAAGAGCTTACATATAGATACAACATACAGATCAACGCTGCAGAAAAGACATCGAAAGCGGATTGGATAGAGATAATAAATAGCGATTTCGTGTCTGGCAAGATAAAGATTATCGATAAAGCTTGTCGTCCGTTAATAACAGAACTATTTGAGCTTACATGGAAAGAAAAGCCAAACGGCGATAGGGAAGAAAACCCAGCATTGGCAAACCATTTGTGTGACGCAATGCTTTATGCTTATAGACAAGCGTATCATTATATACAAAACAAACCAAAAGAAAAGCCAGAAGTTGGCTCTAAAGAATACTGGAAAGCCGAAGAAGAAAGATTATACAATCAAACATGGCAGAGAGTATTAAGAAAAAGAAAACAAGAAAGAGAGGGATTTTAACAGGGAGCTTTATAAATGGCAAAATACTCGGCTAGATACTGGCACAAAGCGGAAGAGGGTAGCGTTTGCAATGACCTAATCTCTACCGTTGACAGCATCATCACGGAGCAAGAGGGCAGAACTACAGATAACATTAGATTTGCTAGCCTTTATAAAGCCAAGAAAGTGAAGGGATTCGAGCCAGGAGATTGGTTCGTATCGCATATAAATATAGAAACCGGAGAAATGTTCTGGCCCATTACATATAATGTAATTAAATCTGCTACAGATACTGTAGTAAGCAAGATTACAATGAATAAACCAAAACCAAGATTCCTTACAGAAGAAGGAAGCGAGCAGCAGCAACAGAGGGCCCGGGACCTAGAGAAGTTTGTAGATGGAATCCTCTACAACACTGACGCTCATGCAAGAGCTACAGATGCATTAAGAGATGCGTGTATATATGGTATTGGTATTTTGAAGGTGTTTGAAATTGATGGAGTCATTAAGATCGAGAAGGTTCACCCGTCTAGGATCGTGGTTGACGACAACTCGGCTCTTAATGGCGAACCAAGATCAATGTTTCAGAAAGAGTTTGTCTCAAGAGAAGCGCTAATCTCGATGTTTCCAGAGCATGAGCAGATTATCAGAGGAGCAAAGCTTTTCACTGGCAATCATTTCTCAGCCTCTAGGGATATGATAGAAGTATATGAGGCTTGGCACCTTTCGTGTGGAGAAACAAAAGGTAGGCATGTTATTTGTATAGAAAGTGGTATACTTCTAGATGAAGAGTGGGACGAAGAAGCGTTCCCATTTGTAGTGATTAGATGGTCCAAAGATGTCATGGGGTGGCATGGCGTTGGGCTAGCAGAAGAGCTTGAGGGCATTCAAAGAGAGATTAACAATCTGTTGAGCAAGGTAAGAGACAACATGCATCTTTTATCTGTTCCATATATTTTGAAACCAAGAGGTTCAGATATATCTGATGACCAGCTGTTGTCAAACGAGATGGCTAGAATGATAGAATATAGCGGCAACATTCCCCCAAGAATAGAGGTTCCGCCTGCCGTTAACCCACAGATATTTCAACAGCTTGAAACTCTATATCGTAGAGCTTTTGAAGTCGCCGGAGTTTCTCAGCTATCTGCCACATCTACAAAGCCAGCGGGAATCGAATCTGGCGTAGCACTTAGAACGCTACAGGATGTAGAGTCCCAAAGATTCTCTACAGTTTCAAGAGCATTTGAAGATATGTTTGTTGGTCTCGCCAAGAAAATAATGGGATGCGCAAGGCGACTAGAAGAAAGCGGAGAAGAGCTTAGCATTAAATATGATGGCAAAAGCTTTGTTGAAAGGATTAAATGGTCGGATGTAAAGATGGATGAAGAACAATTCATTCTTAAAGTATATCCCGCTTCATCTCTACCCAATACCCCAGCAGGAAAGCTTGAAACCGTTATAGATATGATGAAGGCCGGTTTAATTGGCCCAGACATCGCTGGGAACCTATTAGATTTCCCAGACTTGGAAAAGTATAATTCTTTAATGAATTCTGCAATGGACGATATAGAAGCTACGATGGAACATATGTTGGCTAAAGGAGAATATGTAGAACCGCTTCCATATCAGAATTTAGCATTAGGAATTAAATTAGGAACACATTACTATTTAAGAGCCAAGCTTAGAGGAGAGTCTGCAGAGAGATTGGACCTTGTTCTAAGATGGCTGTCTGAAGCAAATGATTTATTGAATCCTCCGCCTCCAGAGACAGAGATGACGATGCCAGGTGGGGCCGAGGCCCTTGGGCCAACGCTACCTGGCAGAGAAGTTCCATCTCCATTAGCTGGAGTTCCTGGCATAGGCGGCGAAGCTCCAATGGAGGCCCCAATGGAGACCCCAATGGCTCCAGGAGAAGCCGGTCCGACTGGACCTCCACCAGTGCCATCTGAGCTTATGGGAGGAGCAGGAGGTTTGCCAAGATAAAGACATCATCATCTATTAATTCGACGGAATTAATAATGATGTTTGCATAAACAGGAGAAACAAGACTATGAGCAGAAACGAAGAGATAGTTGCGACGGCAGAAATTCAAGACGGACAGAAAATTTATCAAGATGCAGCAAAAGCTAAGGCACTAGAAGAAAAAAACCGAGTAGAATCAGCAATACGAGCCCTTAGCGAAGAAGAAGCAGAACCAAATGTGGAAGAGAAAGAGGCCATAGCCCAAGAGACACAAGAAAAGCCGCAAGAACAAGAAGAAAGCAAGACGTCTCTATATAGTAGGATCGCAGAGCAAGATTATGAGCTGCAGCGATTGAAGAAACAGCTGAAACAAGCGGGAAAGCAAGAGGATACATTTAGCCAGTTTAAACAACAGTTTGATGAAAATCCTTCAGAAGCGCTACAGCAGCTCGGAGTTGGTCCAGACCAAATATTAGATCTTATTGTTAATGGGGATACGGGCCAAACGGAAGAGCGGCATGAAGAACCGCAAGAAAACGCCGAGCTTAAGGCCCTTAAAGAAAAGCTGGCGGCTTTGGAAAACGCTCAAGCGCGAAAAGAGCTAGAGGTTCAAGTTCAAAACGAATATAAAAGAATCGGAGAAGTAGTTTCTAGCGCGCCAGAGAAATGGCCAATCGTGACATCTCTCGCACGAAGCGGAAGTTATGAGCATGTTCTAGAGACAGCAAAGGTTATATTTCAACAGAATGTAGCCGATGGAGTTCCAGAACAAGAGGCGTTGCCACAATACGCTACAGTGCTTGACATGGTGGAAGAATACTATGAGAATAATATCGAGCAGACACTTAAAGGGGCAGCACAAATAGATAAGTTCAAGCACTATTTTAATACAACAAATATGGAAGCATCGCAACCTAAGCAGACAGCGAATGAGCAGAAACCGAAAAAGACAGCTACGGTTACCTCAGCAATGAATGATACCGCAGCATCATCACAGAATCCTAGTGATGAAGAAAGAAAACGAAATGCCATAGCAGCTCTAGAAGCAGCAATGGCAGCACAACAGAAAGAATAATAATTATACAAAAACGCGGTATAGTTATTATTCAGAGAACTAAAAGAGTAGAATTTAACCGAGCAGAAAACACGTTCTCCTAAGCGTTTAAAATAAAACTTTTAGGAGGCTATAATGGCTAATATGTCAAGGACCGCTCTTGATGCGGCTCTAAAAGAGCTGTACAAAGGTCAAAAAATTCAGGAACTTGCTTTTAACAAAAGCGCTCGTCCGTTCCTGTCCATGCTTAAGAAATCGCAAGACATTCAAGGTAAGTACACGCCATACCCCGTAATCGTAGAAGATTCTCAGGGTATCAGCGCTGACTTCTCGACCGCTCAGGGTAACGTTAGCTCGTCTGAGCTTGCTTCGTTTCAGGTATCAACCGTAAAATCTTACTCGGTTGGTGTTATTGACACCGAGGCAGCTCTTGCTGCAAAGAATGACAAGGGTGCGTTTATCAAGAACGTTCAGTACTGTGTTGATAGGGCAATCAACGGTCTCGCTAACGATCTGGAAACCCACCTTTTCCGTGGTGGCACCGGATCTATCGGTACCTGTAATGCCAACGCAACTGGTACAACCCTCCAGCTCGCTACCGTAAAAGACGTAAATAACTTTTCCGCTGGCATGGAGCTGGTGTTCTCCGCTACCGACGGTGGTGCTCTTAGGACCGGATCTGTCACGGTAACCGACATCGATAGGGATGCGGGTTCCATGACGGTTGACGCTCTTACGGCAATCGCTAGCGGTGCCGGTGTTACCGCTGGAGACTACATCTACCGCGAGGGAGATGCTGCAAATGGTAGCACCAATGTTAAGCTTTCTGGTCTAGAGGCTTGGGTTCCGGCCACTGCTCCTGGCGCGACTGCATTCTTCAACGTTGACAGAACTGTTGACGTAGTTCGTCTTGCTGGTGTTCGTTTCGACGGTACTGGCAGCACGTATGAAGAGGCAATCATCAATGCCGCTGCAGACGTTGGTGAACAAGGTTCTGGTCGTCCAGACGTCGCTCTCATGGCTTTCAGCACCTGGCGTCAGCTAGTTAACGAGCTAGGTTCTAAGGTACAGCGAGATGCTGGCGGATTGGCCAAGGCTGGTTTCGACACCATTCAGATGTATGGACCGGGTGGTCCTATCGAGTGCGTCCCCGCAACCAAGTGCCCAACCGGAGTAATCTGGTTGCTAGAGCTTGATTCTTGGGAATTGCTTTCGATGGAAGAGCCTGTGCGCATCATCGATGACGATGGTCTGAGGGTTTCTAGAGTATACAATCAAGACGCTCTAGAAGTAAGAATCGGTAGCTACTCTCAGCTCGCCTGCTTAGCACCGGGCCATAATGCAAGGATTAGCATCAGCTAACATATAGAAAACCCTCCATCATGATAAATCGTGGTGGAGGGTTAAATTTAAATTTATGCCCCCGTAAAAACCTGTGTGCATCCCGTACATAACGGGGAGGGAGGAACTCAATGGTTCGTAAATTAAGGCAGCAATTCCTGTATTCTTTCAGGCCAGGATTGCTAGACATTTGTGGAAATTTTACTGTAGTAGCAGGTGCCGTTGGCACCACAGACATCAAGGGTGTTACCTCTGTAACTCGTACAGGCGCTGGAGCCTATACTGTTCTTTTTGACCAGCCATATCTCGGTCTTGTATCTGCTTCCGCTTTGGTTCTCCATGAGGGAATCGATGCATATCATTCATGGCTAGTTGAAGACCAGACAGAAGGCATTAGCGGTGTAAGTTCTGGAGACGGCTATGTTAAGATGGAAGTTGGTCGTAATAATGCGGCCGCTGATCTTACTGGTACTGTATTTGTCAGCTTTAAGGTAAAAACTTCTACGGCAGACGCATAAGGAGAATAACAAATGAAAAAAGGAGAAAAGCCTTCCATTGGTTTGTTAATCGCCCTTGAAGCGGAGAAAAAGAAAGGCAAAAAGAAAGAGAAAAAGAAAGAAAACATGTATGCCGAGATGGCCAGCGAAATCCTAAAGGCTATAGAGGATGAAGATGCCGAAGGACTTGGTATGCACCTGAAGAACTTCGTCAAAGCTTGTATGCTGAAGAACGAAAAGGAATACGATTAATAAAACAACCGTCCCCATGGATTAATCCTCCGCAAGGGTAGAGGCCCTGAGGAGCGGTGCTATCACGGCCTTCGAGTTAGCATTGATTAAGTCGTGGTGGACGGTTTTTATTAAAAAAATCACTTGAGGTATAATTAATGGCCAGATTGGTTACTCTTTCAACTTTGCGCGATTTGATTAGGGAACGAGGCGAATGGAATTCGGCTTACATCACAGATGCTCAATTAACGAATTTCATCAATGATGCATGTTTCAAGTTCTATTCGCTAATGTCCGAAGTAGATCCGTGGAGATATTTAAAACGTAAAGATATTTCTGTTTCTTCTGGAACCAAGGAATATGACCTTCCAACAGATTTTTATAGGCTAAGCGGCGTGGCCGTGGCAGATACTACGGCAGACGGATATAGCGTATTAGAATCATTTAATTGGGAGGAAAGATATGATGACTTTTTCACATCAGCGAAAGAGTCTACTCGCTATATGGTTCATGGAGTTACGTCTGCAGCCGAATATTCTAGGGAAGGCAACTATGTCATAGAGTTCCAGCCGGAACCGGCATGGACCGGTACGGTCAGAGTTGAATATGTTCCGGTGTTTGAAGATCTTTCAAGCAATTCGGATAGTTTCGATACTATAAATGGCATTGGCGAAGAATGGATTATCTGTGATGTAGCCATTAAATGTTGTGCAAAAGAAGAGACAGACCCTGCCGTTTATGTTTCTCAAAAAGCAGAAGCCGAAAAGCTTTTGGTAGCAACTGGCGTTCATAATATTGTAAAACCAAAAACCTCTCCAATTGCAGAAACTCTAAGAGATTTGCAGTTTGCCGTAAGAAACCGAGGCCCATGGAAAAGAGAAGATCTTTCTGACAATCAGCTTACTGAGTGGATTAATGGGAGCATAGCAGCTCTTAGAGATCTAGTCTGTCAAAGCGACCCTTCCTATTTTGTTCAATATGAAGACATCTCGGTTGCTTCAGGTACAAGAGCATACAACCTTCCATCTGATTTCTATAAATTAATAGGTGTAGATGTAAAAGATTCTGGAGCGACAGACGGCTACGCCACAATGAAGCAATTTAACTGGACAGAAAGATACGATGATACTTATACCGCTACGCAAAGCAACACAAGATATCATATCCGAGGCAGCCAGATTCATTTTCATCCTACCCCAAATTGGTCGGCAATCGTACGCTTAGAATATATCCCAAGATACACTGCTCTCTCGTCCCCAACAGATACCTTTGACCTCTTCAATCACTGGCATGAATGGATTATGCTAGATGTGTGTGTTAAAGCTAGTATTGCTACGGGCCTTGACCCAGCTAACTATTTGACACAACTGCAAAGAGCAGAGCAAAGAATCACTAGTTTTGCAGTGCAAGATATCCATGAGCAGAAAGCTTCTTCCACATCTGGAACTCTTCAAGATCTGCAGCTTGCGGTTAGAAATCGTGGCAACTGGCTGCGTACAGACATAAGAGATAGTCAGCTAACCGATTGGATTAACTCATCTGTCTCGGAGCTTAGAGATATAATCTGTGCTATTGATCCTTCATATTTTGTTGAATACGACGATGTTGCCGTTAGCTCTGGAACCAGAGAATATGCACTGCCGGCAGATTTTTTCAAAGTAGTTGGAGTAGACGCATATGATGCCGCGTTGGCAGATGGTTACTATGCACTAAATCATTTTAACTGGGAAGAACGATATGATGTATTTACCAGCGAAAAAGCAACTACCAGATATCATGTAAGAGGTGATAATTTATATCTGCACCCAACACCAACGTGGTCTGGGGTTGTAAGAGTTGAATATATTCCTGTATATACAAACGTTGTTAACCCAACGGACACGGTATCTCTATATAATAATTGGCAGGAACATGTCGTTCTAAACGCTTGTGTTAAAGCTTGCGCCGCAACGGGCAAAGATCCTCAAGTATATATGGCGCAGATGCAAAAGTGTGAAGAAAGAATAAAAGCTTTTGCGTTACAGAATCTTGTTGATAAAACCACTCCAAGTACCGAAGGTACATTAAGAAACTTACAATTAGCAATTAGAGCAAGGGGCGGTTGGACAAAAGAGCAAATAAATGATAGTCAGCTAACGGGCTGGATTAATAGCAGCATCTCAGCATTAAGAGATACTATTTGCGAAGTAGATAATTCATATTTCCTTACATATGAGGATGTGGCAGTTAGTTCTGGCACCAGAGAATACGATTTGCCAAGCGATTTCTTTAAAGTAGTTGGAGTAGACGCATATGATTCTTCATTAGCAGACGAATATAGCACCATGAATCATTTCAACTGGACAGAACGCTATGATAGCTCATATGTTGGCACAAAAGCTAATACAAGGTATCATATCAGAGGAAACACTCTACATTTACACCCAACTCCTACCTGGAGCGGCACAGTTCGCCTAGAATATCTACCAGTTTATACAAACCTTGTTGATCCTTCTGATTCCGTATCTCTATATAACAACTGGCAAGAGTATGTGATACTTGATTGCGCCATGAAGTGTGCAGGGGCCGTTGGTACAGATCCTCAGCTCTATATGGCTCAGCTACAGAAGGCAGAGCAAAGAATAACCAGCTTTGCCAAGAGAAATCTGGCGGAGCAAACAAAGCCGTCTACATCTGAGACGCTTCAAAACCTACAATTAGCAGTCAGAGGACGTGGTGGTTGGAGCAAAGACGATTTTGACGACTCACAGCTAACAGAATGGCTTAACTCTTCAATAGCGGCTTTCTACGATCTTGTAACCAGACATGAGGATAGTTATTTCCTTAACAATGGTGACATATCTGTAGTTTCTGGGACAAAGGGTTATGATCTTCCTAGCGATTTCTACAAACTGAAGCAAGTGGCGGTTGAAGATCCATCAAACCAAGACGGATATGCGGTATTGGATAGGTTTGATTTTGATGAAAGATATGATTATGCTTGTTCTTCTCAGCATAAGTGGACCACGAGATATTTGATTGTTGGGCAGCAAATAGAGTTTCATCCAACGCCTACGTGGAGCGGTACGGTTCGTTTAACGTATATTCCTCTGCCAACGGCATTAGATGACCCAGCAGATACATTTAGATTTATAAATCATTGGCAGGAACATGTTATTCTTTCTACGGCAATTAAAGCCTGTGCCGTTAAACGAGAAGATCCTTCAACATTTATAGCACAGCTAAGAGAGGTGGAACAAAGAATCATACGTTCGGCAGAGCAAGATGTAGGAAAACCAAAAACCGTTGTGGATATGTACAGAGCATCCAAATATCACTGGTGGTAATAAACAATGGCTGATCGCAAAGTTCGGATCAAGAAGGTTATATCTGACAACGAAGAGATAATAGATTTCAACGATGGCGTAAGACAAGCCGTAGATTTTTTGTCTAATAAGATAGACAAGCCGTTTGGTTATGCCGTGGTTGATGTAACAAACAATATATCAGCACTATTAGGAAATACATATGTTTGTAGGCCGGGGGATGCCAATACTGTTGTCATCACTCTTGAAAAAGCAAATATAGGAAAGGTGGGGCAAAACATATTAGTTCAGAACGATGATGCATATGGTTCTGGATCATTTGTCAAAGTTGTCCCGGCAGATGATAGTAAAACCATTAATTACGATGGTTATTTGACCCTGGCAGAAGGAGAGTCGTCGTGGTTTATATTAAAAGAAGATGGAAACTGGATTGCCGCGAAGTTTTCAAAGTTTTTGCCGGCGCTTGTTAAGGTATCATCTGATGACACGACAGAAGATTTTCTTGTTAATAAGATTGTTGCTGGAGACAATATAAATGTTAGTGTGAAATATCCATCTCGTGCTGAGGAGTTAGAAATATCACTTGGCGCTCATGCATATACTCATGTAAGTGGCGGTGCTGACAGTTTTAAGCTAGATGACGTTGGGGAGCCAGACGACAATACAGATTTAGATTCTTCAACATTAAGACACGGCTTGTTACCAAAATTAAGCAATGATGGGTACGAATATTTAGACGGTCTGGGAGATTGGTCATCTCCGGTGTGGCAAAGCACAACTGGGTGGGCTTTTATAAAAGCTGGAGAAAACACATTTATTGAGACAGAGCTTGAAGATCCTGTTGCGTTTAGGCTAGACGAATCAAATTCTTATTATGAAGTTCCGCCGTGGGATTATTATTCTGACGGATATTACATGGACTCAGACGGCTATACAATAACAGCAAAGACTTATGGAACATATTACACAATACTAAGCACGCACATCACGATAAGTGCGATAGGTGCTAGTTGTTCAGAGCTTGGACATATTATAATATATAAAAATGGCACACGAATTCCTGAAACAAAATATAAAATACCGTGTCTATATCCAGGCAAACACCGCATTGTTATTCGTCATTATGAAGAGTGCGACCCTGGAGATTATTTTGAAGCATATGGATATTGGCCTTATTGCGGCAACTGTTGGTCAAGAGCGATGGCATTTGATTACATCTGTTTTGCAGCACATCGTATCGGCCCAAAGGAAAATTAATGTCACGTAAAATTAGAACAAAAAAAGTCATATCAGATAGAGAGGAGCTTGTCGATCTTAGTGATGGTATCTCCAAGTCTATCGACTTAATATCTAAATATGCAGACATTCCGTTTGGTTTGCCTACGACCAATATCTCAGAAAACACAATGGCCAAAACCGGCGGCGTCTATACGTGTTTGCCAGGCCCAGACGAAGAAATTATATTAACGTTACAGCGTATAACTCCAGAAGATCAGGGCAGAGTTGTTATCATCAGAAATGATGATGCATATGGTGCAGGATCTCTTGTATCTGTTGTTCCCTCAGACACAAACGCAACAATAAGTGGAGAGGGTATAGTAAGGCTTGAGCCGCAAAGCTGTTCGCTGTTTATGGCAAGACCAGATAGAAATTGGATCGCATTTCCATTTGTTATTCAATCTGAAAGCGGAAATCCCGTTGTAAAGGTGTCATCTGACGATACCACGGCTGATTATTTACAAGAAAAAACTGCGGCAGGTACTGGCATCTTTTTAAATGTTTTAAATTCTGGTGGAGATGAAGAAATAGAAATTAATCTTGATGCACACGCATCAACGCACCAAGAAGGCGGATCAGATGAAATAAAGCTAGATGATCTGGCTGAGCCCGACGATAATACAGATTTGAACGCCTCTACGTCTAAACATGGTTTATTGCCAAGATTAAGCGGAGAGGCCGACAGGTTCTTAGATGGTTATGGTAACTGGTCTGAACTTTTTGTATCTTCAGAAATAGACATACAAGATGGATACGCTGCATGGGGAAGAGTTGAGTTTAACAGAAATCAGACTCCCAAATCTGGAACGTTTGCTGCTGTAGACACGTGGGAACAGATAAACAACAGCCTAGTAAGCGCTACGTGGGACGGCTATAGTGACGGCGCAGGCAACGTGTCTGTTGACGCAAATGATTTTTCTATTACTGTAAATGTTGCCGGCACATATAAAATGGATTTTAATGTAGACGTACAAATGTATGGTGGAGCCTCAGATAGAGTTGGGATATATAAAAACGGCACGCTATTAACTGAAACCCTTAGATATAGGTTTCTATCAAACCCAACGGCTCTTTTGCCAGAGGTATTCTTTTTTGATTGTGAGTCCGGCGATTATTTTGAGGTTTGGGGCAAAACCGCAGATTCAAGCAAATATATAGAAATATATAATTTAAATATGAGTATGCATCATATTAAAGCGGAGGATCCAGTAGTGGCAAGTGACTATAAAACATATGTTTCAGACGACGATACTTCTAGGGGTTTCCTGGAACAAAAAATCGTTGCTGGAGACAGCATTATTGTAACCGTTCTAAACCCTGGCGGCGACGAGCAGTTAGAGATTAATTTACAATCTCATAAAACATCTCATCAAAACGGTGGCTCAGACGAGATAAATGTTTCTGGTCTGAGTGGTCTGTTGGCAGATGCTCAAACCCCACTGTCTCATGCCGTTACTCACCAAGACGGCTATGCTGACGAGATAGATGTCACAGGATTGAGTGGGTTACTTGCAGATAGCCAAACTCCTCTGGCACACGCCTCAACACATCAAGATGGCGGTTCAGACGAGATTAGTGTTTCTGGGCTGAGCGGCCTGCTTGCAGACGCCCAAACGCCATTGTCACACGCTTCCACTCATGAAAATGGTGGAGCAGATGAAATAGATGTAACAGGATTAAGCGGGCTACTTGCAGATAGCCAAACTCCTCTGGCACATAACACATCTCATCAATCTGGAGGATCGGATGCCATCAAGTTAGATGATTTAGCAACTCCAGATGATAATACAGATTTGGATGCAACATCGTCGCGCCACGGACTTCTACCAAAACTAAATAATGATGGGTATTATTATCTAGATGGCACAGGAAATTGGACAATTCCTGGAGTTCCTCTTTCTGCAGCTGCTAATGGTGTTGTAAGATGGAACACCTCTGTTGATTTTACGCTTACTACAGAAGGGGTTTGGTATCCTATAACTTATGGATGTTATCCATCTAATTTATACAACATGGATATTGATTCCGCGAGCACATATGTACATTTTGAAGAAGACGGAGATTATATAGTAAATTGGCAATTTGTTAGCGACACCATTCCCAGTGCTGGTTATTATTTGGTTAGTTTCCAGGTAAACGGCTCAACAGTATATTATCCAAACGCAAGAATCACTAACGATCTATTCAAGGGAACATCTTCAGGAGGCCCAATTTATTTAAACAACATAACCTCAGGTGATGATGGATATTTGGTTGTACAGCGTGCTGGTGGAGCAGGCGCAACATTTAATGTTGGATATCTTGGTATGGTTATTACCAAATACAAAGATTAAAAGGAGAGGTATAATATATGCCTATTAACAAATCTCTAGTTCCGGCATCTTTGGCAAGCGGCTTAGATACAGATACAGATCCAAAACTTGGCCCGAAGGGCCTTACAAGAGTTGAGGACGGTGTATATAAACATGCTGGCGTTATATCTAAAAGATTTGGAACTACAGAGATAGGTGCTCATAGCGAAGAGTGGCTAACTCAATATGATGATATTGCCATTGCATATGGAAACACCGGCCAAGTAAAAGTATACGATGGCAGCGATTTCGATGTTATTGATTATATCGGAAATGCTACGGTGCAAATCGAGCAAATATATTCAAGGTCAGACACCGTGGTCAGCGGAGTTGAGGTTGCTCTTCAAGGCAGCATTTTTCTGTCAGTTTGGAACAGCAATGCTTCTGGTTCTGGCGCATATGCAAAAACTTGGGATTCTAATACAGATAGAGAGCTAGATTATACTGATCTTGATGGATATTCTAATTCTCCACCAAGATGTATCGCGACGACCAGCGGATTATATATCATTCATGTTGATAGCACAACTGGTGGCGGAGATTTGGTATATAGAGAGGTTAACACCTCTACGGGAGCGATTGGAAGCGCCGTAAAGCTTAAAACTTTAAATGGTTCAATTAAGGGTGTCCCAGCCGCATATCTTGCAGATATAGATATATGTCATCTTGGTGGTACGGCACAAACGATTGCAATTGCATGTATTGACCAAACAGGATATCCACAATTAATATGTTTTAAAACAACCACAACAAAAAGTGCGTGGGTAGACGAGCCATTTACAACTGTAGACGCTCATGCAGTGGCCATTTACCAACAGACCACAGATACTGGCATCATGATGGCATATGCTGAAGAATCTGGTCCATTGCATAGAATATATGCTCTTGGTTTTGACGAAGAGGCAAATGTCGTCATTACTCAAGATACTGTATATAGCACTTCTGATACTGATATGGTTGTTGTAAATATGGCCGGCTGCGCAATCGATTCTGTTCTAAGTAAACAGTTCTGGACGCTTGAAGATCAGGGCGTCGGCTCGCCAGCATGGGATAGAGAAGTATATCAAAATACTTTTGAAGATTCTGGTGGTACAGGAGACGCAGGGACCGCCTCTAGTTTGCTTATGGGAGCCCAATTAGCCTCAAAGCCTTGGTATGACAGCCCAAATATGCATATGTTGCTCATTCCGCATAACGGACATACTGGCGTAGATGTGTCATCTCAGTGGACATACGTGATATTTGAAGACAGCGACATGATGTATGGGAAATTCCTCATTAACAGGGCCTATTATACAAATTTCCCTACAAATGTACAGACAATACAAGAATGGTTCTTGTTAGGCGCATTGCAGGCGGAAGCCATATATGATAATCAACCAGAATATGTTGGACAGGCTAGGATATGGATTTCTATGATTGCTGGGAATGCAAAAACTTGTGAAACCGAAGACGTTTTGATTATTCCTGGCTCTATGCCGTTTGAGTTTGATGGCCAAGAAACATATGAACAACCATTTATTTGTTACCCGCACAAAGTTTCGCCAGTATTAAATGGTTCTGGAAATCTTGATGTAGATAAAACATATTCTTATAAAGCAGTATATGAGTTTACAGACAGGAAAGGAAACAGGTATCAGTCTGCTCCTTCTCCTGCAGCAACCATAGAGACATCTACTGGTAACACGCAGACAATTGTAACCGTGCCAACGCTTACATTTACAAAGCGTGCCGACATAACGGTTGTTCTGTATAGAACGGCAGGAAACGGAGTAATCTATTATAGGTGTGCAACTGGCAACAGCGACAGAAGCGAGAGGTCTGTTGGTATCGCAGATAATCTTGCAGACGACGACTTGACATCTCAAGAGACGCTATATACTACCGGAGGCATTCTAGACAATATTCAGCCGCCTCCATTTTCTGTGCAGTGTCTGTATCAGAACAGACATTTTGTTGTAGACGCAGATAGGCCAGAAGTTTTAATCAGATATTCAAAACCAATCGATAAGGGTTTTGGAATCGAGCATAGCGATTATTTAACTGTAGAGTGTAACGCTGAAGGCGGCCCCATAACGGCGCTAACCGAATTCCAAGATAGACTGTTAATATTTAAAGAGAATAGAATCTATATGACTTATGGGGCCGGGTATGATAATCTTGGCACTGGCAACAACTACTATGACCCGAGCCTATTATCAAACACTGTGGGCTGTAACAATCAAAAGGCCATATTACAAACTCCTCAAGGAATTGTATTTCCTGCCTCAGATGATAATTTCTATCTGATTAATAGGCAGTTACAAATAGCGCCTTTTGGAGACCCTGTGCAGCATTGGCATGATCACTCGACTGTTACGGCTGGTGCTGTAATGCATGAGCAGAATGAAGTAATTTGGATGAATAGCGATGCAGATGGCTATGCTCTTGTGTTTAACTGGCACTTTGGAATGTGGAGCACTTGGAGTCAATATCAAGGAACGGATATTATATTCTACGATGATACAGACGTTCTAATGTTCAAGAAAAACGACGGTAGCATTTGGAAACAAAATACTGCTAGTTATGTTGACAATCCAGATGATGGTTATGCTCCAGAGCTTAAAATAGAGACCGGCTGGTATTCTTTCTCTGGAATAGCTGGTTTTACAAGACTTAAAAGAATAATGATCGTTGCCCAAAACATTAGCGATCATGAACTCGTAGTAAAAATAGGATACAATTTCGATCCTGTGTGGACAGATACTTATACATATGATGCAACAACTTTGAAAGAGTTTGACGCTTCGGAATATTATACAGAAGGGTTAGATGCATCGTATGAAAATCAAGCATATGTTTTAGAAGTTCCAACATCTAAACAAAAGATCACCAGTGTTAGAGTGCATGTGAGTGAATCTACAAGAACAAGCACTGGCGCATCTTTTGAAATAGCAGGAATAGCATTCGAAGTTGGGACGAAAGTCGGGCCTTACCGTCTTGGCGATGATAAAAAAACCGAATAATGCGAACAAAACTGTGTAGAAAATGCAGAAAAGAAAAAGACATATCAGAGTTTGGGAAGCGCAAAGACAGTGCGTGTAGAACAAGGGCTCACTGCAAAGAGTGTAAAAACAGATATAACAGAAAGTACAGGGCTAAAAACAAAGAAAAAGTTAAGGCCGCAAGAGCCAAAAGGGCCGAAAAAAATAAACACTATCAGAAAGAATATTATAAAAGTCCTGTTGGAAAATATAAATCATATAAAAGTAATGCCAAAAAAAGAAACATAAGTTTCGTGCTTTCGTTCGATGAATTTATGACTTTTTGGAAGCAGCCATGTTACTATTGTGGCGCACACATAGATTATGTCGGCATAGATAGGCTTAATAATAACGTTGGGTACTCGTTGGAAAATTGTGTGCCATGTTGTGCCACACACAACTATATGAAAATGGAATTGGACGAAAAACAATTTTACGAAGAAATGCTTAAAGTTTTAACACATAAAGGAATCGTTAATAGTTAACGGAGGTTTAATGATATGGCAGTAGGAGCAGTAGGAGCTGGCGACGTTCTTTTAAGCTCACCAGAAGCACAAGAAGCGGTTGGGGTTGACCTTGGCCCCGGCAAAGAAGGTCCGTGGGTACCAGAAGGCTATGCGTGGATGTCTCCGATAATCGGACAAGAAAAATTTTCTGAGATCTGGGGGGTGCCCAGCATATATGAAGAGCGAGCGAAAGTGGAAACGCCAACAGAACAGCCGATCCAGTGGGCCAGGGGGCTTGGTGCTCAGGCCAGAGGAGAACAATACGGCGCTTTAGAAATGCTTCGTCGCAGAGCAGCCGGCGAAGAATCTGTGGCTCGTATGGCTGGCGAAAGAGAAAGAGAAGCGTCTCAAAGAGCTATAGTGTCTGCCATGCGCAGCGGCCGAAGAACTCCGGCGTCTGCAAGGGCCGCGCTAATGCAAACTTCTGAGGTTAGTCAAGAGATCTCTGGTAAAATTGCAGAAGCAGAGATGCAAGAAAGATTGGCTGCAGAAAAGGCGTATTACGCTGCTGCTACTGGTATGAGGCAACAGGACATTGCTCAACAGCAGGCGGAACAAGATTGGTGGAGACTAAAGGCCGATTGGGAAAGAATAAAAAAAGATATTCACGCTAAATATATGTCTCTGGGTCTCCAAGACAAGGAAGCAGAGCGAAAAGCAAGAGTAGATTTACAAACACTCATAGCGCAAATTCATAATAAACATTTACAGCACAAGTCTGAGATGAGCGCGCAACAAAATGCTGCAATTGCTTCAACAGTTTCTACTGGCCTGGCAGTTGCTGGCGCCACGGCTGCGCTAATGTTTTCAGATAGCAGGGTTAAAACAAATATCTCTCCGATGATAGCGCCGCTATCAATGTCTCCAACGCCAGCCCAGGCCGGGCAGCAAATGCCAATGCTTGCCCCTGTTACTAGCACTTCGCAGCCATCGCTGGCTGCAATGAGAGAGCCAACAGGAATTGTTCCTCCGACTGCTGCGCCCATTGTTGCTGAAAAATATAGGCCGCAAGCAATGACAAAAGAAGAAGAGGTAGAAAACATGCTCGATCAAATTCAGGCATATAATTTTGAATATATGCCTGGCTTTGGCCCCCCTGGGCCACAAGTTGGCGTGATGGCTCAAGATTTAGAGAAAAGTCGCTTGGGGTCTCAAATGGTGGTGCCGTCAGGAATGGGAGATTTAAAAGCTGTAGATTATTCTCCAGAAAGATTTAATCCTGTTGTAATGGCGTCTTTGGCAAATATGAATGATAGGTTAAGAAGTGTTGAGGCGGATACTGGGCCGCGCCCTGATGTGAATATTCAAGAGCCTGGTTCATTAAGAAGCGCGATGCTTGCGGGTGGCACAACTTTAGAAAGACCAGCGCCTGTTGCTCCACAACAGGGAGTCTTGGGTGGTGGCACACCGATGGAAGAGAGACCAGACCTTAGCACTATGGTCGAAATGCTTTCACAAATGGGAGGTAGAGCATAATGGTTAGATTTTTTGGTCCAGCAGGACAAGGCGTAATGGAATGGCTTGGTGCTGGCGAAAAAGGAACGCCAGAGGAGAGGCTAGAAGAGCTGAGAGCTAGAAAAGCAGCGCTGCAGGGCGTACCAATGGCAACTCCAGTAGGAGTTGGGGAGAGGATAGGAGCAGAAACCTGGGCGCATGTGGCCGGGATAGACAGAGAGATAGCGCAGCTAGAAGCCCAGATAGAGGGAAGAGAAATGGCCGGCACGGCAGTTCCGTCTGGATTAAGAGCACAACTTGCAGCTCCGCCTCCTCCGCAGCAACAAGGGCCGGCAGCCTTATACCCCATTCCTGTGCCATCTTCCACAACGCGTACGGCCACGTCATACACTCCTGGTTCACCACATGCTTTGCAATGGGGAGCAGAACAAGCTGCAATAGCTGAAAAACGTAAACGAGCGTTGGTTGGCGAACCAGTAACTCCAAGAGAAGAAAGTATTGGAGACGCTCTTCTTGAAGCCCTTGGGCCAACAGGAGTTCCTAGAGCAGTAAGGGCATCCCTTGGAAAAGAAACAGAAGAGGAAAAGGCAGACGCATTAGAGCGTAGAGCAAACGTGTTAGAGGGTCAAGCTGGCGATGCGTTTTGGTCTGGTAAAGAAGAAAAGCTTAGGGAAAAAGTATCAGATTTAAGGCAGAAGGCCAAAAATATTCGCAGAGAACAAGAGCTTAAAAGTCTGCACGAAAAGGGCACTATGGGCCAACAGCTCGCTGCCGTTAAGAAAAAAGAGTGGAAATATGAAGATGAAATTGCTCTTCTTGGAAAAGAAGTTGCTGAACTGACTGCCGCGTCTAAGGGAGAAAAAGAAAGGCTTGCATCTTATAGCAAACAGCTTGGAGATATTGATAAAAAGATTGCTGAAGCCAAAATTGATCCAAGAAGATATATCAAAAATATGCCAACATTTGCAAAAGTGCTGTTTATCGTTAGTTCTGCACTTGGCGGCGGAGCGGAAGGGCTTTCGATGGGCAGAATTAAAAACAGATCGTTTGACTTGCTTAATGGAGCTATAGATAGAGACATGGCTGCACAAAAAGCCAATCTTGAAAAATTAATGGCACAAAGAAACTATACAGCATCTGAAAGAACTTTTGTATATAGTAAATGGCGAGATCTTGAGAGAGATAAAAGGGTAGCAGCTCTTAGAGCTTCTCAAATGGGTTTGGCCAAAGTTGGTTTAGCATCAGAAGTAGCTGAAATAAAAAGCGAAACAGCAAAGCAGATATTAAAATTAGATGCAGGTATTTCCAACATAATGTTCGAGGCAAAAGAGAAAGCAAGGCCAAAAGTTTCCTCAGTAACTGCGGTTACCAAGGGCATACAGTGGATTAAGCCAATTGTTGCCAAGAAAGATAAAGAAGCGGCCGGCAAAAAGCCACCCCCAAACGAAGCTCTGAAAGATTGGAGAGAAAAGATTGCTGCAATGACTGGCCTTCAAACCACGAAGAGAGAAATAGAAAAGTTAAAGGATTATGGTCAAGCAGAAAGGTTTTGGCCAAACACAGAGGCCAAAAGAGTGAAAGATCTATATCTTCGCCCTCTTGCTGTGTCTTTGAGAAAGGCAAGGGGAGAAACTGGCGTAATGACGGAACAAGATTTTCAAAGATATAAAAATATTGTTGATCCGTGGTTTGTTTCGAAAGCGGAGCTTCTAAGAAGAATAGCAAAGCTTGAAATAGATTCGTATAAGGGTGCGGCCTCTACTATTAGAAGTTATAGAGATTACAGCAACACAGAGCCGTGGAGAAAACAGCTTCTTGAGATGTTGCCACCGGGCCCTGTAGGAAAGAAATATAAGAAACAAAAATAATGGGATGGAACAAATATGCCACCTAATGAAACAATGAACCCGGCTGAAGAAGAGATTCTTGCTCCCGTTCAGCCGCAGCTTGGACCAACAAGAGAAGCGGCAGGAATGTTCGATGTATATGTTGATCCTAAAGAAGGCGCTTCTTTCTATAACCCCACAACCAAAGAATTTGTTTGGGTTCCAGAAGAAGAGATAGGTGAAGCCGCAGGAGAAGGATATATACCAGAGAGCAAAGAGGAATATGTAAAAAGAATGGGCGAAACGCTGGGAGAGCCAAGCCCTGTCGTTGCGTTTGGTATGGGTGTTGGCAGGGGAATCGCTCCTGGTTTGGCTGAAATGGCATATAAAGAAATAGCTCCATCTCCTGAGCTTTATAGAAAAGCTGCAGCAAGAGCCGAAGAGGAACAGTTTGTTCCCGGGCTTGCTGGAGAAATTACTGGCACTGTCCCCTGGTTTCTTGTAGGAGGAGTTCCTGGTGCTATTGGCAAGGGTGCGACCGCTGCCGCAGCAAAGGTGGCTAGTAAAAGAGCTGCCACTGCCGCTGCCGAAACCATAGCACAAAGACACTTTAGCAGAATCTTTGCAAGAAATGTGGGTGTTTGGGGCGAAGAGGGCGCAGCAAGAGTTGCTGCAAACCTTACAGATAAGTTCATGTTGCGAAATGCCGAGAAAATTTCTAGAAGGGCTGCTAAGCTCGCCGCTAATAGTTTGAACAATTCAAGGGTTGTTAGATTTGGAAAAGCATTACAAAGAGTAGATGTACCTCTTGGTGTGCACCTTGGCGTTGGCACAGAGCTTGGCCGACAGGTAAAAGAAAGTGAGGAACCTATTGATGCCACCGCACTTGTTAAAGCTGGTGTTTTTGGTGCTGCAACAACCGCAGGGTTGTCCGTTGCAGGAAAAGCAGCTGAGTGGATAGCGAAAAAAGCTGCGCCGGAAATTAAAAAACTATGGAGCCTCGGCGCTCAAAAGAAAGCCGCTCAATTAGAACTAAAAGCTTTAGAAGAATCTTCTCCGTTGTTGTCTAGTAAAGAGATTGCCTCAAAACATAATAAGTTTCAAAAGCTTATGAGAGAAGCCGATAATGCCACAGATGATGTTATGTTTGGCGTCAAAATGTCCGAAGCAGCAAAAGCCAGAGCAGAGTGGGAAGTTGCAGTAAAAATAAATGTACCAAGACAACAACAGGCAGAGGCACTTGTTAAAAAAATAGATGACCTTAATATAAAAATTGCTGATGCTATTACAGGCAAAAGAGCGGCGCTTAAAGACATGGCCAAGACGACAGCAGAACGGCTTATTTTAAGAGGAGCTGTTGGTGGTACCTTTGGTGCATATTATGGTGGAGACGCTAAAAGCGTGTTGCTCGGAGCCGCAGGCTCAAGTCTCCTAATGAGACAAAGCATCTTAAAGACAATTGGTTTACCGTCTTCAAAAGTTGTAAACATGTTAAAAACGGCAAAGATACTTGGAAAACCTGTTACAGAATATTTAGCAATTAGAGCAATTACACCAATGCTTGCGAGCACAGAAGAAGGACCAATTAAAGACGAGACAGAAATCGCAGGAATTAGAAGCGCATTAGAAGTTGGCTTTACTCAAGGTGGTTTAAGTCGTCAAGACGCTTCCTATATGGCTGATAAGATTATGAGGGGCCAGCAACTATTAGATGATAACTATCCAGAAAACACAAATAACACTGATCAAAGCGCAAGATATAGAAAGTTGCAAGAAGCTGTGATTAACCCTCAAGGCATTTTGCAAAGAATGGCTACTTTTAGCCTGTGGCCTACTGACATTGAAGTTTTAAAAACTCTTGAGCCGGCTGTTTATGAATCTTTTCAAAGGCAGGCAAAATGGATATTGCAAAATGTAAGCGGATTAACGGACAAACAAAAGAGAATGTATGAGATGTTGGCTGGTGGCCAATATCAACTAAGAAGAGTGCAATTTAATGAAACAATACAAAGTACGGCATTTGGTTTTCAAAAGAAAGAGCCATCTCTTTCGAAAGCAGAGGTGCCGCCACAACAGACAGAACAACAAAGAATTCAACAAAGTGGGCTTGGAAGCAAGCCCGGACAATAATAGGAGGTCATTTAGAAAATGACAAATTATTCAAACGCCGATGGATATTTGGTACTTGGAGCCAGCGTAAATAGCGATCCATATAATATGTCGCAATCTTCCAAAGTATCTATGCAGGTTGTTGTAAACTCGGACAATGATGCCGAGGGTACGTGTAAAGTACAGATTTCAAACGATGCGGCCAATTGGTACGATGCTTTTTATTGGGACGCGGATGGCACCAAACAAGACGGCTACGATTGCCTTGGCGGCCCATTCAATGTAATGTGGAATCTTTCTGAAAATGCTCCAGCTAAATTCACGCGCGTTAGTTGGACGAAATCAAGCGGAGGCAGTGGCGGCCTAGAGTACCACATTTGCGCAAAAAAAGTTTAAGGTGAAATATGACAAATTACCTTAAAGAGCCTGATGGATATCTGTCTTTAGAGACCAGCACTGCGTCAAAGCCATATATCATTAGCCACGCCGCTAACATATCTGTGCATATAGTTGTGAATAATGATTCTGCGGCCGCAGGAAAGATACAGGTTCAAGTAAGCAACATTGTTAATGATGATGCTGCTTATTGGGTGCCGGTTTACTCATATGATTCGACTGACACAAAACAGGATGGATATGAAGTAACCGCCGGTAATAATGTTAATTGGATGTTAGATGCTTCTGACGTTGCTGCAAAATATATGAGAATCTCTTGGCAAAGAACCAGTGGTACTGGTGGCCTTAGCTTTGCTTTTTGTGCCAAGAAACAAAGGGGTTAAAATATGGTTGGAGACCGCTGGACAACCGCTGCAGCAGCTGTTGGAGGTACTGAAGATTCATACCAAGCAAAAATTTCTTCAAATGATGCCGTCCCAGATTTTCTTGAGTCAAAAATTGTTGCTGGCCCGAACGTTGAGATTGTTGTGCTCAACGAAGGTGGAGACGAAAGCTTAAGCATCAGCGCCACGGGCTCAGGCTTTGACGGTTATAATGTAAAAGTATCTGGTACAGATTCAACTCCAGACTATCTTGTTTCTAAACTTACTGCTGCCGGCCTTCTGGATTATACAATACTAAATGCCAGCGGCGATGAAGAACTACAAATATCTATAGATTTAGATGCATATGCCACTACTGCTGAACTTGATTTAAAAGCAGACTTAACGCTTCTGGACTCATACCAAGAAGCTGGGCCATATATAACTTATTCCGATATAGACGCATATGCTAAGAAAGAACTTTTAGACGCTTACCAAGAAGTTGGCGCATACATAACGTTTACAGACATAGACGGTTATGCCGAGAAATTTTTGTTAGATTCATACCAGGTGGCGGGGCCGTATATTACATTTACAGATATAGACGGCTATGCAGAGAAATATCTATTAGACGCATATCAGGAAACCGGCCCATACATAACCTATTCTGATATAGACGCATATGCTAAGAAAGAACTTTTAGACGCATACCAAGTAACTGGACCATATATAACGTACTCTGATATTGATGGATATGCCAAGAAAGAGTTGTTGGATGGATACCTATCAACCGTTGTTCTAGATGGTTATGCCTCTCAAGAATGGGTTTCCGATGGTTACCTGGCCCTGAACGGCAGCAACGCTATGTCTGGCGATTTGGACATGGGAACCGGCAACATAGTCAACGTGTTGCTTGTAGATGGATATAATCTTCCATATGAGTTCCAAAACATAGCAAATGACGACGCTTACCAAGATGCTGAGCTGGTTTCTATAAATACTAAAATAAGAAACCATGAAGATGATACTGCTAACCCCCATGCCACAGATATAGGGAATCTTGGTTCTGGGACTTTGGCTGAACTTAATAGCAAAGTTACAGACGCTACTTTGTTTGACATAAGTCAGCTGGATGGATATCTGGCTCTTGATGGTAGCGACTCTATGACTGGAGACTTAGATGTCGGTGGCAATAATGTAACGAATGTTAACCTTGTAGACGGGTATGATCTTCCCGATACATTCCAAGGTATAGCAAATGACGACGCTTATCAGGACACAGAGCTAATAGCAATAAATGCCAAGATAAGAAGCCATGAAGACGATACGGCCAATCCTCACGAAACAGATATAGGAAATCTCGGTTCTGGTACGTTATCTGAGCTTAATAGTAAAGTAACCGATGCTACTCTGTTTGATAGAAGCGAACTAGATGGCTATCAGCCAGTCGGCCCATATATTACATTTACAGACATAGACGGCTACGCTGAAAAATATCTGCTAGATGCTTATCAGGTAACTGGGCCATATCTAACATTTTCCGACATAGACGGTTATGCTAAAAAAGAGCTATTAGATGGATATTTGTCGTCTGTGGTTCTAGATGGCTATGCTTCTCAAGAGTGGGTCTCTGACGGATATCTTGCTCTTAACGGAAGCAACGCAATGTCTGGAGATCTAGACGTTGGCGAGAATAATATTATAAGTGTTGGAACCGTTGATGGTTATGATTTACCAGATACGTTTCAGGGCATAGCAAATGATGATGCGTATCAAGACGGCGAGCTAACCGCCATTAACTCTGCTCTGAGGAGCCACGAGGATGACACAGCTAATCCACACGCCACCGATGTTGGCAATCTTGGCTCGGGCACTCTGGCAGAGTTAAATGCTGCCATTACAGATGCCACACTGTTTGACAGAAGCGAGCTGGACGGCTATCTAGCCCTGGATGGCTCAAATGCCATGACCGGAGATTTAGACGTTGGTGGTAATAATGTAACGAATGTCGGGACCGTTGATGGCTATGATTTACCAGATACATTCCAAAGCATAGCAAATGATGATGCATATCAGGATGGCGAATTAACCGCTATAAACACAAAGATAAGAAATCACGAGGATGATACAGCTAACCCTCATGCTACAGATATTGGTAATCTTGGGTCTGGCACACTAGCAGAATTAAACTCTATCGTTACAGATGCTACACTGTTTGATAGAAGCGAACTAGACGGGTATCAACCTGTTGGACCATATTTAACTTTTACAGATATAGATGGCTATGCAGAGAAGACTCTGTTAGATGGTTATCAACCTGTTGGACCATATTTAACTTTTACAGATATAGATGGCTATGCAGAGAAAACCTTATTAGATTCTTATGCTACAACCTCTCACGCTTCCACACATATCACAGGGCAGAGCGATGAGATTGATGGAGACAAGTTAGATATAGATTGGGATCCTAGCAATTATGTGCCAAGCACCGATCCAGACGAGGTAGATAGCGTAGATAATTTAACCGCTCATCTTGCTGGCATTGATGGATACTTGTTGGATCTTGGGAATGAAATAGCGAACTTAGATCTTGGTGGCGGCGGCTTAACATGGGACGATATAGATGGATATGCTACTAAGGATCTGTTAGATTCTTATGCTACCACTTCCCACGCATCTACACATATTACTAGTGGTTCTGATGAAATTGACGGAGACAAAGTAGACATAGATTGGACTCCTGGAAATAAACAATATGTCCCCACCACCTCTCCATCTGAAGTTGACAGTGTAGACAATTTGACTGCCCATCTGGCTGGCATTGGCAACGCGATCCAACAGGGTAATGCCACATTGCGCTGGAATACGGCCAGAAACATTACACTAACGGCAGCCAGCACTTGGTATGACGTAACCGGCTCTGGCTTTGCAACCAACTCAGACAATGTGAGCATTAACACAACTACAAGCCAATTCACGTTTAATATAGCTGGTGACTATCTTGTGCACTATCAGTTTGGATCTGTTACATCGCCGTCCGCTGGACATCGCTTCCTGGTTAACTTTAGAAGAAACGGTACTACTACATATTTCCCTAGTTCGCCAAGATTGTTTGATACGATGCACCCAATGTTGGTTAGCAGCGTTTGTTATGTTAATAGCGTAAGTGCTAGCGATACTGGATATCTCGTCGTTCAGGGATCTAATGCTGGCGACGTTATAAATGTAGGATATCTTGGTGTTGTTATTATTAGAATAGGAGATGGCTAATATGGAACTTGGTATTACTATAGTCGGTCTTGTTACAATATTGGGGGCGGTTGTGGGTATATTTTTTAAATTGTGGTCTATGGTCAGAAATGTAGAGGTTACTCTTGAGAATCATATGATGCACAGGTTTGATCGCCTTGAAAAAAAGATCGACGATAACAGCGAAAAAATTAATATACTGATCGGCAAACTGGAATGAGAATAGGACAGAAATTACAGTCACGTAAGTTTTGGCTCAGCTGTGTAATATTGGGAATTGCAACGGCGCTTGTGATTCTGCCACTTTTCGGGCTGCCAACAATATTAACCGGGGCAATGTGGGTATCTGTGGTTGGCCTGGTTGTTGGCGTTTATTGTGGGACGAATGTTTGGCAACATCGAGTAGAAAGAGATGCCGGTGATAATATTAATGTAAACATTGTAAAGGAAGAAATTCAACCCAATGAGGAAGGTGAGGCATGATCAAAAAAGAGAAACGCAATGGCAAAGATGTTTGGGTGTTGTATTCAAAAGACGGGTCTAAATTGTTGGGGGTACATCCGAGTAAAGCTGCAGCTATCAAACAAGATTATGCGGTTAGAATCAGCAAAGCTAGGGCTGCTGGTCATAAGATCCCAAAAAAGAAATAAATAACTCTTCAACTCTACCATCCCACTCTGATAGAATATCTTGGTCCTCAAGGCTTTCTATCCAAGACCTCATATCATTTAGAGATTCTTTCAACTCATTAACAATATCATCTTTATTGAACGGCTCTTCTTCCGGAATGCTTTTTGGTATCCAATCTTCTAATCTTCCTGCACAGAACGGATTATATACAAACCTGTAATTTTCTTGCACATTGCCAGCAGATCTTATTGTTTCATCTCTCAGCCCCACAATGCTTCTTTCTAACATTTCGCATATCATTGGCAACTCGCCAACTGCAGATGCCAACAGCGTATGCCCAGACAGCTCTACAACACTGTAACACCTACCATACGATAATCTAATTTCATACCCGTCATAACTCGCTGATCTTAACACATCTACATTTATTGAATTGCTTGGGAATCCGTTTCTTTGCCCAATAGTATTCACAACTTGTTTGATTTGCTCTTCCATTGAGGAGCCGTACAACATTGCTGAATTTAAACTTGCCATTTATATACCCTCATAGCCGTCCAAACATTTATAGTAACCTTTCTCAACTGCTGTTCTAACCCTGTGGCAGTTGCAGCATATCAGGACACACTTATCTATTTCTTTCTTGATCGTCGCCCACGGCCTGTTACCTACCCTATCAGATACGTTAAATCGTTTGATTCCGCGTACGTGATGGAAATCATAAATTGCTAGTGGCCCCAAGACACCGCAATCTTGACACCCTCCTCGCCTCTGTATAAGCTCAAATAACTTCCTTGTATTTTCCGTACGATACTGTTTGTTCTTTGCTCTTTGCCGTTCTTTTTCTTTGTTGGTGTTGTTGTTATAGTATGCTCTTTTTATCTCGCGCTCACAGATTATACAATAGGAACACCATCCTCTTTTGTATAAATGGAAATTATCTCGTATTAAATCTTTTGTCTCTTTACACTTTGGGCAAGTTTTTTGTTGCAACGTGTTTGGTACCTCGCACCTCATTTAATAACTTGCTGTACAGCTCTAACGATTTGTCATTCCAGCCACAATCCATTTTACAATAATCTTCAAATAACGCCCACTTCACGTTTTCTGGGTGTACTCCAATAGCAAAATCTGTGGGGTCGGATAGGTCTAACAGTCTCAAATTAATGTTATAACAAATCACATACTTACCATTAGTTCTACCATGTTCTCCAGGACATGTGCCAAGATGTTTTAGAATGGCATAATAATCTATATCTCTGTTCTTGGCTATCTGGCAATATCCTTTATTTACTAGAATTTTATATGCGTGATTAATTCTGGTTCTAATAAGGTGAGCTTTGCGGAAGTTTTCGTTGTTGTTGTAATTGGCCGACATGAATTCTTTCTGTATGCGCCTTACTACGTCCATGTTCTCCGATTGCCAACTATCACATTTTTCTCTGCATTTTTGTTTGTTATTCCTATAATATTCTCTAGCGTAAGCCTTACGACGTTCTTGGTTGTCATGGTAGCGCTCTCTAGCTTTAAATCTACAACTTTCTCTGTTTAGGCGATGATAAGCTTTTCTTTTTTTCTTTTTGGCAAAGCTTACATGCATGCTGTAATCCGTCGCCACGACGATAGAAATTCTCGGCACTTAAGACTTTGTATTTTTTGCAGGTATTGCAGCATCTTATTGGCGTGCTATTATTTGTATCCATCGGCCCTCCCAAATGTGTTCGAATTTACAACCCTTCTTGGCCTAAACATTTTCTTTATTTGTTCAATCTCATCCGGATCGGTAATCCCCATAGAGTCGAGCCAACTATCTATGCTTTTTCCTTTTCTTACGAGTGCCTTTAGAACGACCTTTGCGAACGGGTGCAGATTTGCCATTATCATCTCCGAGTAGCTTATAAATATCAATTGGCTTTGCGAATTCTTTCTCACGTTCAGAAATCTCTTTAATAAGCTTTTCGATTTTTTCTACTAATTTTTTCTGCTTTTCAATTAATAGGTCTCGCTCATCCATTGCTTTTTTCTATGTTTTTGAGGCAGCTTTCATCTGCCTTCTTAACATCTTTGACGAATTTGTCATAGCTTCTGTCAGCAGCTTTTCTTAGCGCAACTTCTTGACATACAAGCTCGCTGATGAATTTGTTTACGGTAATGTCGTAATCTGACGCGACTTCTTTCAAATACGACAGCACATCTTTGTTGAGTCTTATAAGCACATTAACGTTGTTAGTTTTTTTCTTTCCCATGTGTATCCTCCTTGCATGAAAATAGATTATTAAAATTCATAATAATAATAATTTATTGATAGAAACCACATAATATACGACACTTATGTTTAAATAATTATGTAGCGGTTGTTTTTTGCCACGAACAAAATAATTGTTGATTGGCCGCACAGAACTACTAATATTATATAATATATAAGAGTACAAGATGTTCATCGGCCAAAAAAAGTTGAAAAAAATGAAAAAAGTGCCTTGACTCTTGCTAATATTCTGCTATAACGTAAGTAGAGAGATATGATGCAACGACCAACAAATAGTTTGAACACAAACAAGTGTGAAAGGGAAGGACCGCTGGGTCTGGTCATCAAGACGAACTGCCCAGGGCAACTTGTCGGCGACGGCAATATTGCCTCTAGAAGCCAAGGGGTGGCCTTCCTTAATAACGCATCAATCACGCTCGGTGAGCGCAAGCAAAGGACCCGAGACGAGCTGCTGAAATGTGGCTTGGGGATTTGAGCGGACGAACTGTTTGTTAACATAAGGTTTCAATCTAATAAAAAATCTTCTTTGATTGCGAATGCAATCTCTGCATTGGGGATTGTGGGTAAACACAGGAAATAATTAATTAACTCTTCCATATGCAGCCTTGGCTGCTAAACATTCAAACACCGATAAAATCGGTTGCGTTTTAAAATCCTACCTCAAAACGACCTACCCAATAATATCAACATCTTATTAATGTGTAATACAATTTATACAGTAATCGTTTTAGTCAATAATACAATTTATACAATAATTAAAGGAAACAAATGAAGCCAAAATGTAAAACCGAAGGTTGTGAAAAACCAGTATTTGCAAAAAAACTATGTAGTAAGTGCTACTATGAAGCCAGAAAAGAGAAAATGGCTTATTGCAAAACCAGAGGTTGCGTAAATAAAGTAAAAGCATTAGGGCTGTGTCCGTCTTGTTATCAAAGACATCTTTATAGAAGACATAAGGGCTTAGAAAATGTTAAACCAAACAAACGAAGATCCAATTATTGTATAAACGAAGGTTGTAAAAGTAAAGAGATACGTTGCAGAGGGTTGTGTAATGCCTGTTATCAAAAATACTGGAAAAAGGGCTTGTTCTCTAAACAAAAACGCGGTCATAATGAAAATGTAGAAATATGCGAGCTAAGAGAAAAGATACAATATGAGCCAAATGAACTAGATAAGCTGTTATATTATATGCTTACGCTTGATCCAGAGTATACTCGCTTTTGGCTTCGAGATGATCCTCACGCCGATGAATGGTGGCAAGAAGACCCAGATTATCTAACAGCATACGATGACGAGCTTCTAGAAGACTATAAAGAACTTAAAAACATTATCAAAAAGCCCAACAAAAAACGCAACAAAAAGCCCCGCCCCAAATAAAAATCTATCAATAAAGCTGTATATATTTGATTTCTTTTATTCTTCGGCCATAAAGCGCTTGAGTTCGTCTTGACCAGCAAGCGCTATCACCAAAATAATCCCTTTTTTGGTAACTGTAAAAAGAAATCTCGGCGGCTAGGATGTATCATCGTTCTCTACCCTAGCCGCCACATTTAAAATACGATCTCTGATATGAGTAGATAATAACAAGAAACAGCAGAAAACAAAGAGTCTTATTTTGTAAGGAGAGTAAGTAGTAAGCAATAAACATAGTAGCTCTA